GGCAGAATAGGTTCCAGAGGACGTGATAAGTGGTCGCAGGTCCAAATTGCATCATGGCCCACACATAGTGGAGGCCCACGCAGGTCAGGCGGCCGAGAGCAGCGGCAAAGAGGTAGCGAGGCGGACGGACTCTTCGTAAGTAGTCAGTGAGGGGATCGACCATATAGAGGGTGAATTCAATCCAGATAAGACTATGCTTTACGAATGGGTGGGCTCGCTTCAGGGTTTCTTCAATTGCTGGGCCCAAAACGAGTTGGAGGGCTTTGGCAATGCTGCATTGCATGGGGACGACTCCGAAGTCAATCTCCATGGGTGAGGTCGGTTCAATTGGGGGCTCTGGTTCGACATCCACATCCACAATTCTCTCGATGAGGGGCCCTTCTGCAAAGACAGGGAGCATCGGTATTTCAGTCATCCTGTGGGCAAGGTACCTAATTGATTCAATAGGCAGATTGTAGATCATGCTGAGGTGGAAGTAGATGGACGGGTGTTCACTGACGGGGTCGGTTAAGTGGTAGTTGTGGACATCCTCCTCCTGCTGCAGCCTGACTCCGGGTGTAAGTCGGAGAATGGAGGCACAGAGTTCACGGTAGATAGGGAGGTGGTTAGTATCAGTCGACAAGCCAAAAGCGACTCCGTTGAGCCAGGGTTTGTCCTTCATGTCACCAAAATTCCAGAATGACTTGGATATCACACGGCCCAATTTGGGTGTGAGGGTGTATCTGGGCTGTCCTTGATAGACACAGGGCAGGAAATATGATGAGCAGAAGGATACCTTGAATGGCGCGTGGTGAACGATCGGGGTGGGTTTCATGCCGAGTTCCTTGAGTTTGTTGATAACGTTTGGGACCTTGGTTATGTCGCGGACGCAATTGGTTGAAAACAATGCGTACAAGAGCATGGTGGCGTTGAGGAACGAGTTCCCTTCGGAGGTCGTGGGGTCTCCGGAGCGCCTCTTGCCATCAACATAATATTTTAAGCCGTTCTTTGTAGTGCCTTGCGTGGCTAATTCTGATTTTAGCAGTTTCATGGGTACGCGAGGGACGCGCATAAACTTATAACGATCGCGGTTCAATTTCAGGTGGTCAACTTGGACGTGGGCGTCGAAGCGGCTGAAATCGAATTCAATCCAAATGATGCCTTGGGGTGTGCGAATGCCTACCACTCCGTCGTCTCCAAGAACCATGACCAACAAGTGGATGTAGTCATTTTCCATGAAGCGTTGGAAGGGCAATGTGGCCTCGATGGCGTCACAGCCGGAGGTGTAGCACAAGATATAGCTCAACCCCTGTAACATGAACAGTGACGTCGGGTTCCACAAAGACTTCATGTGGTTGGCGACGGCCCATATGTATGGGCCGACGGCAACTTGGTACTCGGTGGGGCGTGACTGTATGGCTCTTGGGGAGAAGGGAGTGATACCACTGAGGGTACCCTTGAGCGTGTTCTCGCGTTTAACAAATGTTGATGAGGTGCGAAAGTTCCAAGACTTGAGTGGGAGTGTCATTTCTTCGGCGGTTCTTCGGAAGAGTTGCCTCTTAGTGGCGGGGAACCTGGCGACCCAGGCGTCAAAGTCAGTTTCCAAAACAGGTGCGACACCGTATCCAGGTGTGAAAGCATCACCAGTCATAAAATAATGGTTGGTGACCACGAATGTTTTGAAGTCGGCGAAGGTGGCAGCCACAACGGGTGTGACAGCCATTACAGTCCGGTTCCGAGTTGCAACGAGCTCATTGTGGGAACATGAACGGGGAACAACTGGGTACGCATAGGGGTTGCCAAGACCCACCAAATGGGTATTGTGTTTTGCCTGGCAAGGGGGCATGCTCGGGACTGATATGCTGGCGGTGGTGTCCATCGGAGCTAGTGGGACATCTTGACAACATATATCAGGGACGACAGGGTTTACGGGTCTGAATGTGACGCGCGGGAAGACGTTGTTGCGGTTGGTGAGGTAACATTTCGCAAAATAACC